CAAGCTAACCGGAAAAACTAAAACAGGAAGACCCATAGGTAAACCACCTTTAGATATGTCACGGAGGGATGAAGCAATCGAGCTATCAAAGCAAGACAAAAATATCAGTGAAATCAGTCGGGCTATGGGTTTAAGCCGGGGTTCGATAAGCAAACTCTTATCATAAGCCTATCGAATCCTACTATATATACAAACATTTTAATTAAAAATCTTTATCACATTTACCTTCAAGCTCTTTAATTTTATCTTTAAGAGCTTGACTTTCATCCGTATTTACAGTCTCAATAACCTGTTTTTCGACCCAGCCAAACCTTGATCCTTGAGTTTTAAGATACAAAGCTTGCGATTTTTCGTTGCCCTCCATTGCTTGGATAGCAACCACTTTTCCGATTCTTGCGACTGCATCCGGCTGAGCGCAAGACAACTCATAACTATAATATTTCGTTAAAGTTTCATCATCAATTTTAACGATCTTAGCTATCAGATATACTGGAATCCCAGCAATTGCAAGATCTGATATGCGACCTCTAAGTTTAGCAGTGGGCTGATGGACGTTATCTTGTATACCCATGATGATATCCTCCTTCTAAGCACGTTTACGTTGCACGTTTACGTTTAAATACAGATTTTTTAGCATCGACTTTTAGGAGTGGATCGATAGTAGCGACAACAGGAATAATATCCCCGTTATCGCTATCAACTGCGATAACAAAAGGAATCGCTTCACTAACTGCACGTTTTAAAGAAGCAAGCGAAACTTGATCATCATTCACGGCAAGAACTATTTCAATTTTATCACAAGCCTTGATCGTACCTGTACCGTTGCACAAACCACAATCACCACAGATATTTCCGATTCTTAAAACCTGCTTGCTACCTCTACAGGCGTTACACCTAACCAGTTCACTCATCAATAAAGCCAGTTGATTAACCATTAACCCAATATAACCCACTTTTAAAAATAAGTGAAATAAAATGAAAAAAGATACTTAAAAGAGTTGACAAGTTAAAGCTAGCTTGATACACTTGCTTCTTACTAACAAGAGGACAAGTTAAAATGAAAAAATTAAAAGAATTAGAATGGGAAAAAGTCGTTTTACAGTTCAACGTAAACACTGCAACCAGTCTATTTAAGTCTCTAACTAGCGCATTAATTGATCTAGACAAGAAAAAAGAATATCAATATTTGCTCGATCGAATGAATAAATTTACAAGACTACACGGGTAATTAACTTAATTTTAAAGGACAATTTAAAATGAGCATAGAAAAAAGATTCAATGATTCAGATAAAATAATGCGAAACGACTATTGTCAAATAGGCTTCAATCTAAAAACCAATGAGTTTTTATTGTATCAATACCGGTCCAAGTTACATAATTTATTAACTGATAATGAAGCTATTAATATTATTAACTTACATAAAAGCAATATCGAACGTGAAATTGAAATTTTGAATGCATTCAATAAATTTAACGAAACAAGGACAATTTAAAATGCGCGTAATATTCAATGAGTACAAGGTAGATAATAAAAAAATACTGATAGAACACGATCTAATTAAAAATGAATTTGCTTTTATCATAATGAACGGGATAACAAGAGAATACACAAGTGAATTAATATCCGATCTAGTCGCATGTCGTGCAAAAGCTTTTCAGCACATGGGCGTTTTAACACAATAATTTAACCAATTTTAAAGGACAATTTAAAATGAACGATATATACAAAAACTTTCATACAGACACAATACAGGGCTTTGAAGTGCGACTGCGATTTATCGATGAAGATATGCACCCAAGCGATCTTTTTGATGAAAATGAAGAATACGGAAAAGAGGCTTTACAAGCAATTTATAATAGTGATATGACTTGGCTTTGTGCAATCGTGGGTGTCTTTAAATGTGGAGTTGAATTGGGATATTCATCACTGGGCGCGATAACTTATGAATGGCACGATCTAAAAAACTTTATCAAAGATGAATTTTATAATATGGCGCATGAAGCGATTGAAGAAGCAAAACTAAAACTAGAAGAATTAAAAGCAAATTAACTTAATTTTAAAGGACAATTTAAAATGACAATATTCAAAGAATTACAAGGCGGTGTTTTTTTACAAGATAGCGAATCCATGATCGATGATCAAAAGACTTGGCACGACTGCGCGGATGAAGGAGAAGAGGGCGAATGCACGCATGATACATGTGTATGCGGAAAATACCTCGACTTTACTGCTTGCCCGTTGTGGATAACAACTGATAACGGTGTAACGATCGGCGTGTACACGGAACAAGAGGCGATCGACTTCATAAAGTAACAAATAAATAATACAATTTTAAAGGACAATTTAAAATGAAAAATTCAAACCTAACATTTTCAGATTTTTGCGACGCTTTCCACAGTTCACAATACAAAGAAAACTTCACATATTCAGGCAAGCGGTCACTTTACGACCATCTAACAGAACTGGAAGCGGAAACAGAAGAAGAAATAGAGCTTGATGTTTGTTCGCTTTGTTGCGATTACCATGAGGATGATCTAGCAAGGGTATTAGCAAACTATTCACTAGACGATCTTGACGATCTAAAAAATAACACTAGCGTTATAGACTTTGACAAAGAAACAGGGCTAGTAATATTTGCAATTTATTAATTAACGGAGTTAAAGAGATGATAGCACTATCAAAAGCACTGAAATTAGCAATTAACGAGACTGTTAAAGCAATCGTAAAAGCAGCTCTTGATGAAACAAAACCCTACGCAGAGCGGCGAGCAGATATCAGAGAGCTTGACTCGATACATTATGAGCTGAGAGACGCTAAGAAGCTAATTGAGAAGTTTAATTAATGCGGCGCGTAAGCCCCAACCGGAGTTACAGAGATGGAAATTTTAGATATAAAACTTGTTTACAAGATGCTCAAAGAAAGACTTATACACCCGACTGGAAGTTTTGATTCTAAAAAACGGTTCACGGCGTTTAATGATGATCTAATTAATGTTCGATCACCCAGCGCGCGATGGCCGAATAGTCACATGGTTGCTTGCAGAACTTTAAAATACGTGATAGCGGTAAGTGAAAAATACAAGTGTTTGACGATCGCGGATTTAATATCAAAGGTTTGAAGTATAATCGGGGGCGGGTAACACCGCCCAACAAAGGAAAAAATAAAATGTCTTATGTAAACGATCCGATATATGCGGTAAAGATCGATAGTTTCACAATAGGGGAATTGAACAAGTTTAAGCAGATACACCGTGAACAATTATTTCATCACGGCGTGCAATTTTTCAGCTTACACAATGCACAAGAATTTGAAATCGAATGTATGGGTATTGCACCACAGGCAACTTTTTATATTGAGGTAAATTAAAATGAATTACACAATAAAATACAAAGAATCAAACGTTGATGATTACGGCTTACACTTTGTTTGCAAAACCAAGGATTGGCGATCATACCTTGGCGATAACGGAATATTTTTAGGTACAGATTTAACTTATTCAAGAATAGATTACTTTGTTTACAAGGGCATGAAATTAATTTTTGATACTAGAAACGGTTACAGGATAGGGGCATAAAATCATGAATAACCAACGCAGAACATGGCTTAAAACTAACGATCGAAACTGGTATGTAATTAAATACACCAACGGATCTATTGACTTAAAGCATCGAACGGGATTATCAAACATCCTGGAATGTGGGCAAGATATGAAAGATTTTGGCATTATCAGCATTGAACAATGCGGTAATTAATTAATAAATAAATACTTAAAGTAGTTGACTATATAAACCTAGTTTGATACTATACTAGTGAAACTTAAACAAGAGGGGGCAATCTAAAATGCAAATCACAAAAAAAGATCTATATTCAGCTGTAGATGAAATTAATACGCTTACAGGCAATCCGATCCATGAGTGGGATAAAACAAACGGCACGATAAAAGGCGCGATAGGCAATTATCATCTTTACGGGGCTTATGGTGGTTGGAGGCTTGATCAAATAACAAATGAAGGCGGTGGTACTCGGACTATATCAACAGGCGGTTGCGAATCAAAAAAATCAATATATAAATTTATGGTTGCTTTCATTGCTGGATTAAAGATAGGGGCTAAATCATGAAAAAGTTTGAAGAACTGTTAATCAGTTGCATTAATTCAGAAATAACAGGAACCACGAATGAAAAGATCAATAACAATCACATGGGATATTGACGATGTTTTAAGTCGTGATGAAGATTTAACCATGATGCAAATTATGGCATAAATTGGGATACGATCGATTCTGCAATTGAATGTGTTTTACAGTGTGAAAAGGACGGGTATACATGAAAAATAATGATTTAGTACAGATAGGCGCAAACATTAAGGCTATGCGGACGGAAAAGGGATACATACAAAAAGCGTTTGCGTTAGCGGTCAAGCTAGATGTTAGTTATTTTGGAGGAGTTGAAAGAGGGGATCGGAATTTATCGGCATTAAATCTGATTAAAATTTCAAGGGCATTGCGTGAACCAGTAAGCGAATTATTCAAAGGGGTTAAATATGAAACAAAAGAATCATAAACAAGAAAGCACAATCTTAGGTGCATGTAATTATTCCATTGCTACGCTGGATGGAATCAGGAAAACATTGCTGGATTATGGCAATCCTAAAAAAGAATTAAATTGGGCTGTTGGAGGACTTATCATCACGTTATCAACTCAATTACTGCGAATATGTCACGAAAGAATCATGGAATCGGTAGCCGTGGGCGAACCTAACGCAAGGGATGATATTAAATTCATTCAATCGGAATTCAATAAATTCATTGATGGAATGATAAATCATGAGTGAATTTAATCGCGAGTATATCAAATTACTGCGAAAACAGGTGGAGGTTGAAATAAGATATTTAAAATCTAAAGATCATAAGCTAGTGCGGATCACCGAGCCATGTATATTCTGCAAGGATACGCAACTAGGCTTTTACAAGTGCGATAGATTACGCGAACTAGGGCAATTTCATTCGCAATTAGTCGTTAGACTAAAAGGAATTGAGAATATAGAAAAGTTTGAATTTGAAACTGGAAAGCTTCCTGAACTGTTCACCAGCATAGAAATATAATCTAATCCCTTGAAACAAGATCACGCAAGTTTTAAGGGATCTCAATTCTAAAACTTTTCTGTTTTCTGATAAGGTCTAACAGGCCACAATGTGCAATCTGTACAAATACAATTCCTAATACTTCCCCTAAAATCTGGATCACCATCTTGGCCGATGCAATCGTAGCATTTTCCGTTGATTGCTAATCGCAGGGAATCACGCCGTTTATTTGCTTTTTCGATTGGGTTTAAGCGTACTATTTCCTCCCCGGCATCACGTCTACGCTTATTTTCTGCATGTGCTTTTTGTAAAGCCGTCATTGCGGTTACAGAATCACTCATAAATTACCCCTTAAATATTTATTAGACCAGCTTAACGCAATCAGATAGAAATTAACTCTTAATACCAACCCAACTGGGAGGGGTGCGGATTATAAATCGATTTAATCGCTGGAATCAAGCGTTACGACTAGATATAAATATATTTACCCACAATTTCTGGGGATAAGTCGTGTATATCCTAAAATCCATCCATTTCGGGCTTGGGTTTTACTGGACAAAACGGCATTACCCATTTGCTAAACGTACCGCCCATAAACTTAAATTTAAGCTCAAAATTCCCTCCAGCACCACGATTTTTCCGACAAGCAACCATGAATTGATTATCCCATTCTGGTTCGCTGGAATCTTTGGAGGGCTGATCGATACCTATCCACCAGCTGGAGGAATGAACCGTACCCATGCTTTCCGATGAATCTGTAGGCTGTGGACAGCGTTTACCAATCGGGCGCATCTTAGCTTCACGATTAACCTGTGTTAAAGCTATCACGATGCAATTTAAATCCATGGACAAAGCAGCAAGACGTTTAGCGATATTAAGCTGCTCAAGGTCGTTCCGTTCGCCTTTAATCTTACTGCGTATTAAGCCGATATAGTCAACGACAATAATTCCAATCGGTTGCCGTAGAGCAGCTATACGCGATTCTGTTTCGATTTCCTCAATTGTTATCAGGGGAACTGAAATAAGGGATACACGTTTTGCAAGGAGTTCGCCGAGTGCAGATGTGATCGTCTCTTTCCGCGAATAACAATTATGGCCAAGCAAGATCGCATGACGTTCAATCATTACGTGTTCGTGCATTTCAAGGTTAAAATAAAGAGTTTGCTTGTCGGGAATGGCCTCAATCAGCTTATCCATGAGATACAGAGCGAAAAATGTTTTTCCATGCCCTGACCGTCCAGCAATGGTTATCAAAGCCTTATTTGGAACTGGTGGTAAATTTGGAATATCGACTTTAATTTCAGAATCATCTTCATGTGAATCGGACAAGTACTCGTCAATAATTTCTTCATACGCACGAGTAATTGATTTGCGATTACTAGTACCTGATCGCGTTAGTTGCTGTAAGTTCTGGCTAATCAGGGCAAGACCTTCACCAGGCAGAATCTTCTCAATACTCTGATTTATCGTTTCAGATAAAATCTTAACCTGATTGCGCAAATCTCGATAATCGATAAGGATTTGGATATCTTGAGCAAGGTAATTCTTAGAGAAATATTTATCAGCGATTAAATCATTCAGCAAATAATTAACATCTGGCCGTACTGCGCTCATAAGGTCAACGAGATCAAATTGTTTACCTAATTTGCATAGCTCGACTATCGTTTCAAATATAATCCTGTGTTTCATGTCATAAAAGCAATTAGCGTTGAGTAATAGCAAAGCCTGTTGCACATCAAGATGATTAGGTTCACCGATAGCGATTAATGCGCCTAGGGTTCTGAGCTCGAGTTCTTTTGAATGTGGCATTGGGTTATATAAATTACTTGTCATAATATTCTCCATTAGCAACTCGTGAAATGGTTCGCTCACTGATAAGCATTTTCAATTTGTTATATTCTGTTCTTCCTGAGTCAAACACTCTTTCGTTAAATATCCATGTGCAGCGTTGTTCAATGAAAAGCAGATAATTTTTAAAATTTGCAATTGAGAAATTGTCTTTATTCTTCTGATACCCAGTCCAATTTTTAATCATGCTATCGATAAGATCTCGGTATTCTTTGCTTATAACCCTTACCTTTGGTCTGTCTGGCATCGTCTCATGATAAGCATCAACAACTTCACGGTATATGGGATCATCTTTTGATTTTGGTTTTGTTTTAACGTCCTGATGACTAGTAGTTAATATATTATCTTTGTTTTCTAATATCTTTGTTATATATGCGTCCTGATTTACCGTATCCGGTAAAACCGTATCCGGTAAATCAGGAAATGGTGAGAACCTAGTACCAGCATAGGGTCTAAGATGTAACTTGTATTCAAAACATGTAAACTGACCATTGTGACGTATGTCCGTACGACTTAGAAGTTTTAAATCCATTAGTGCATTTAATGAGCTGTAAACCTTATCTCTACCTATTCCAAAATGCCTTCTTATTTCTGTTGGATTAATAATCCAAGTTGGCGGTTTTGTGGAAAGATAAGCGTAAACTCCGGCAGCGTTTAAGTTCGTGATTGATTGAATGGTTTTATTAACTAAGATGACGCAACCTGATTCTTCTGTTGAAAAAGAACCTGTGAATTTTTCTATAGACATGATATAATTCCTTTGCTTGTTGTAGGATGTACACCATGCTTTGAACATGGTGTTTAGGGCTGGATGCCCAAATTTAACTTAACGCTTTCAGTAATTCTTCTCCAATCTTAATCCTTTCTCGCAACTCTTCCTCAGTAATATCAGGGAAGTCTTTAAGTATCTTTTCTTTGAGTAATTCCAGTATATCCATGGCTTGATTCCTTGTCGTGGATGAATAATGCTTAATAAAAATCCATTTAAAACACATACATAGAGTTTATCTATCAATTGAGTGATGAAATTGCTTGATTCTGAGGGGTGGTGCTGTAAAATTAGCTTCATGTGATTCAGTTAGGCCTCTATCTAATTGGGTTTACGCAGAGAATAAATTAAGCTCAATTCTTAACTATTCTTGCCTCTGGGAAGTCTTAATCGGCTTCCCATTTGTTCAGGTTTTTAATCTACTCTTCCAGCTTAATGATTTCAACCTCTAATTGTTCGACATCTGAAATATCCGATTTAAGTTGAAGTCTTCCGCACAACATTCCAGCTACAAAACCTCGCCTGTAATCGCTGTTATCTTCTGTTCTTAATTCCGTTCTCATTTCTTCCCATGAAATGTCGATTCCGACTTGAAGCAGTTCTTTTATGTGCTGAAGCTCATTCACTGGTTTGACCTCCCCATGTTTGCAGGATTGGCGTTAAATTCAGCATTATCTTCTGCCTGTAGTGCGTTGAAGAAGTTGAGCTGATGGCATCGTATTAAAGGCGTGTGTGGCGCTGTATTGTCTAGCCTGTTTCTGATGTTTTGTATATCTTGCATCAGCGATTGCAGTTTCATCTCAACGATTCGCAGGTATTCGATTAGTTCTTGATTCATACTTTCTTTCCTTTTTGTTGTTTACGTGGTTTTCGTGGTGGTTTTACATATGGGTCTTCATCGTCAGGCATTAATTCACCCTCCGTCAACATAGCAAGCTTAAACTGTTGCTTCCAAGGTATGTACCCTTGCGCTTTCCATCTCGTCATATTCTGAGACGCAAGACCAAGAGCCATACAAGCTTTATTTAAGTTGCCATAACGAGCAATAACTTCATCGATATTCATAGCTTTCTCCAATGGCATGTATTAGTATTATAAGCTAAACTAGGGTTTAATTCTAGTTTACTATTCCATGGAGGAATGAATGCTTACGGAAGAACAGAAATTAAGGCGTAAAGAAGGACTCGGTGCCTCAGATTCGAGCATAATAATGGGGTACAGCTCCTACAAGACACCTTACCAGCTATACTTAGAAAAGACTGGAGCAATCACGCAGGACGATGAAATGACCGAGTTACAATACTGGGGAAACGCCCTAGAGCCGATTATTATCAAGCGGTTTGCGCAGGAAAATAATGTTGAAGTTACCTTCCCTGATACCGTTTACCACCCTGATTACCCCTTTATCTTTGCTAACCTGGACGGCTGGATAGAATCCGAGAAAGCAATCGTTGAAGCTAAGTGCGTTAATAGCTTTAGACGTGGTGAATGGGATATGGCATCCAGTGACGGCATCCCACTTAATTACCTAATCCAAATCGCTAAACAGTGCGTGATTACTGATGCGAGCCGTGGATATTGCGCTGTCCTAATCGGTGGCATGGAATACAAGCAATTCATTTACGAGCGAGACGCAGCACTTGAAGCGTTAATTATTGAATCAGACTTGAAGTTCTGGGAATGTATTCAGAAGCGTATAGAACCAGACCCGATTAACACATCTGATTGCCGATTGAAATTCAAAACGCCTCACCCTGATAAAATCGCTCAATCTACGTTCAAAACTTGTAACGCTTTGGCGAAGCTGATTAACGTCAAGATGGAATTAAAGAAGCTCGATGAAGAAGAAGATCAGTATAAAATGCACCTGATGTCACACATGGGGAATGCTGAATACCTCATGGGGCAAGAGGGTGAAGTGCAGGCCACATGGAAAGCCAATAAGAAGGGAACTAGGGTGTTTAATATTAAATAGGGATGAAATTATGAGCACGGAATTAGCTGTAATTACAGAAGAACTCGCAGAGCTAAGAGCAATGGTCGTCAAAGACAAGGCCAATCGACTCAGTGACAGCTTGTTCTCAAAAGAGTTAGCACCGCACTATATGCAATTAGCAGGTCAACTGTCTAAGTCTGAAATGGTTCCAAAGGCATATCGCGGAAAGCCCGCGGACTTGTTCATAGCAATGGCCATGGGCTATCAGATTGGCTTATCAGTCGAGCAAGCGGTACAGGCAATCGCAGTTATCAACGGCAGACCTTGCCTCTGGGGTGATGATATGCTCGCCCTTTGCATGAATCATCCTGATTTTGTTGACATCATTGAGGAACCTATCAAGTCCAATACGAATACGGTTATGGGTTACAGGTGTACTGTGAAGCGCAAGGGAATGAGCGATCATACGGCTGAGTTTGACCTAAACATGGCAAAGAAAGCTGGACTGTTGGGCAAGGCAGGTGTTTGGACACAGTACCCTGAAAGGATGATGATGCTTAGAGCGAGAGGATTCGCACTCCGTAATCGATTCCCAGATGCCCTAAAAGGCATTAAATCACGGGAAGAGGTAGCGGATTACGTGGATGCTGAGTACAGCGTCATTGAAGACAATTCAGGCTCACGAACCGAGCAATTGAAAAGAGATTTTCTAACTAAGACGGGGAAATTAAATGCTGAAATGCCTGCGCCAGATGTGGCTCCTATACAAGATTCAATCGATTCAAGCGAAGCTGCTGAAACTGGATTACAAGCAACCGGAGTTGTCGATGAAACTGGAGAAGAAGCGGCTAAATTACATTTTGAGATTAGACAGCTCATCGAAGAAAAGGGATTTACTGAAGAGCGTTTAGAGAAGGCTTTAATTTACTACGAATCCGAATCGCTTGAAGCATTACCATTAGACTTATCAGTGCATTTTATTAACGAATTGAATAAATTATAAGGATATTATTATGATAAATTTAGCACAAATTCTCGGTCGGGTAGGCACGATTGACAATAGGGTTACTCCTAATGGCTTGAAGGTTTGTAATCTCAGCATGGTCACATCGAAGAAGTTCACGAAGGATGGTGTGAAGCAAGAGAAAGTCACTTGGCACAATATCACCCTGTACTCAAAGCTCGCTGAAATCGCTGAACTATACGTTGGTGTAGGCGATTTGCTCTACATTCAGGGTGAAATGGATAATCAGAAATGGACTGATAAAAATGGTGTTGAACGTACTAAGTTCTTCATCATTGGACATGAGTTGAAGTTGATGCCTAAAGCGAAGGAGCACAAAGCGGAGAAGAAAAAGGATATTGATCCTGCGTATTCTGGTGCTGCGTTTGATGATTGTTCAGATATACCATTTTAGTCATCGTGACCACAACCTCGCCATTATTGGGTGATTTCCGAGTGATAAGCAGTTTATCAATTTGATTATCATCCACATAAACACCAGCGTGTTGCAATGAGTCTAGCAAACTTTTGAACAGATTGTCCAAATCCCTGCGTCTGTTGTCAGGAGGGTAAGCGTCAATCTCTACTGATAATCTGATATCTGCTGGAAAATACCCCTTTAACTTAGCGCACAAATAAATGACTTCTTCACGAAACCTCGTGCCTCTTGTCGTGATAAAGGTTCTTTTACCTGAACGCCCCCAATAGTGGTTCACTGAAGGGGGAAATGGAAGTGTTATTGTAATCAAGATGCCGCCCTTTTTAACCAGCCATGACGGAAAACTGAGTAGGAAGGAGTTTGCTGAATCAAAGCCTTGTAAAAATCAGCCTGTTCAGTCCTAAACGCACCAAGGAATTTATTAGGGTAAAGTTGGTTAATCAGCGCAACAGTCGAATCGCCTAGTACCCCGTTCACTGGAATTTGTTCTTTGCTAAGGCGGTTGATAGCTTTCTTGGCAATTCGAGCGGCTCTTGAACCACCTGTATTAATCATGGTATCGAACAGCTTAGTTTGAACAAGGGGATCTACAAATCTTTCAATCCCATGTCTTTTCCAGAAGTGTTGGTAGTAAAGCTTGGTCGCACCGATTTTGGTTAATTCTATGATATCCTTGGAATCGATAACACCATCACCGTTTAGGTCGAGTTTTCCCAATTGGATGAACCGAAGGCTAATTCCAAAATTAGTCGATTGACCTCTGTCTGCCTTGTGGTTTACGAGTCCGCCCTCATGCAGAAACACAACTTTCATAGCTTGGTCGAAGACAGACTGCGCATCTAAATCATGATAGCAACCAGTGCTAATCAGCAGTAAAAGAATCGATAATCCATATCGTATTTTCATACCTTCCTCCTTGATGGTGATAGCTATGGCGAAGTGGAGGGGTCTTTTTGATGGACGCTAAACCACAGCTATCAAATTTAGTATAGCATGTGGATTGAAATTAGGAAGGTAGTAGGTAACATGACCCATTACGGGCATAATGGAGGACAATCCAAGGCAAGGAGAATAGGCCATGTTAGGGTTCTATTCTACAACAGGTTCAACCGGAGTTTCAATAGGTGGCTCGACAGGTGCTACAGGCTTCATCAACTCAGCAATCTGATATTCAACTTCAGCTTTATGACCAAGTAAACCCTGATACTGATTAGCCATGGCAACCATAGCTTGCTCTATCTCAACTTTCCTAGCATGTAACTTTTCTAAATTCATAAATCTTCCTTAATAGTTGAAGACACCCGACTCGGAAAAGGATTAAGTAAAACGAGTCGGGGCTTGGCTTATTTATACTACAGATTAACCGTATGAACCAGCAGTCAATTGAGCGCTGATTTTAGTTCCGTTCGCAAGCACTAGAACAAGGTAGCTTGTCAGCTTGGCAGTATCGGTTAAGCTCAACACGCAACCACCGGTCGCAGATGATATTGCGTTGATTTGCGTTGTAACCGCAGCAGCGTTTTGCAGTGACAGTCCACCGGAAGCAACAGAGTATCCGGTTGATGCCGCAGAAGCCAAGGTTAAGCCGTCAGCCGCAGATGAGGAATACACTCTAAACGGTATGATTCTTGTCATGTCTACACCAGCACCATCTTTAAGCTGAACGGTAACAGTGGACACGTTAGCAGCGCCAGCAACAGCCACAATCGTACAGCTTGCAGGGTCAACTTGAGCTACAGGTGTTGCACCATATTTCAGATTCAATACCGACAACACGACATTATTACCATCTTGAAGAACGAATTTACTTGTTGCAGCACCAGGGTCTGGGATTGAAACAACGGTGCTTTGCCCCATGCTTGCATTACTGATAGTAACCAGAGTATCAGCAGTATTGGCAACGGCTGTTAAGCGTAAAGAACCACGTAAAACGGTTGCAGGGAAGGAAGCAAGGAAGCCCGCAGTTCCCGATAATCCCGCTTGAATGTTACCGCCATTAATCGCAGTAGCGGCATCATCAGACAATTCGCCTGTAGTGCCAGTATACGTTGCGATATGATTTGCAATCGTAGGCAGAAGAACATCACCTGGAGAACCAGCAGGAACCAATGACCAGTCTGTACCAACACGAGAAACTTGATACCAACCAACTTGAGGCTGCGCACCAGGACTTGCAATTGTGCTTACTTTAGCAATACAGGGCAGTGAAAATTGAAGGCCGTTAGCAACTTCTTTGTTCAGATAGCCCGTTGCAAGAATTTGAGCTTCCGTGTCACTCGTGTTGATTGATGCGTAACTTGGCAGAACTCCGATCTGTCCAGTCTGGGAAGCTTCTATAGCGATGATAGACATAATTTATCCTTAAATTATTTGGGTTGATATCGTATAACTGTAACACTAATTAATTGATTTGTGCGATTCTTGCTTGTAGGTCTTGTTTGTTCATTTTTGGTTCCTTTGAGTTAAATTACTAATCTTGCTTTCAATTCATTAAGTTTTGTATCGTCTTGGTTAGCCAATGAATCCCATAACGCTTCTATTTTTAGTTCAAGCTCTGATTTCACAATAGCTGGCTCTATAATAACAGGAGGTGGGCTTAAAACTAAATCTATATAGCTCCAGCCAGCTCTGCAATTATCATCACAATCAACCCATGTTAATTCTGGGTGAATCGGGAAAGCCTTTGGGCCAATCTGTACTACTAAATTATCTTTAATTAATGCTTTCACAATTAACCTCCATTGAGTTTAGCTGTAATTCCATACTCTAACTAATCCAACCGTCCCAACACCACCATCTCTAACGGTGGTAACATCACGCCAACCTCCACCGCCACCAGAGCCATGACCGATACCAGCATAGCCACCACCGCCAGCACCGGGCGAACGCTTACCACCGCCACCGTATGGACTGCTCGCGCCTTGTCCACCATAGCCGAAGCGTGCAGTTACTGACGCTCCTCCTGCTCCACCGTGTTGACCCATAGCGTTTATATCTCCACCAGAAGATGTGCCAGCATCAGGCACGCTATTTGATCCATTTGCAAAGCCACCTGTACCACCTGTGCATGAAATATTCGCTGCAAATGAAGAAGTTCCCCCATTTCCACCAGCACCACCACCTGAGCTACCTGCTGCTCCAATAGTAATTACTGCACTGGCGATAGCTGTTACATCTAAAGTTAATTGCCCAAAACCACCGCCAGAGCCGCCTGTTCCTATTTGGTTGTCCGTAGTCCCCGCACCTCCACCGCCTCCGCCACCAAGACACTCGATGAATACTCTTGTACAGCCTGATGGTCTATTCCACGTTGTACTTGATGAATAGGTATTAATGCTAATTAGGCCGTTGGATGTTCCACCGGATGCTTCAATAGTAATCCCACCAGCGGAAGGAGTAATCGTTATGCCTGTTCCAGCGGTTAACGAAGCTGCAACAGGGGTCGCCCCTGTCGAGCCAATAATCAACTGACCATCGGTCATAGTGTCTGAAAACTCTGGAATACCAGTAGCCCCGGTAAGCAGTACGGCACTATTAGCCGTGGCAAGAGCAGACATGACATTGGTTGCAGAAGCATAGAGTATCGTGCTTACTGCATTGGTTGCTGGATAAGTACTAGTCGACCAAGTAGGCGCTGCACTAGCACCTGACCGGATAATCTGTCCAGCAGTAGCCGTTCCTGCAAGTATCGCCATTGCAGCAGCATCAGAATA